GAAACAAATAATATTAACCAAAATACAGCCATTAGTATTATTCAAGGTGTTGATGCAACCCAAAACACCAGGTTAAATTCAATCGAAACAAATAATATTAATCAGAATACTGCGATTAGTATTATCCAAAGTGTGAATTTAGGTCAAAACACTACAATTACAGCAGTAAATAATTATGCTGCATCAGCTTTTGCAAGAGCAAATAATTCAGTAACTTCAATATCTACTGGAACTGGTTTATTTGGTGGGCCAATTACACAAACAGGAACAATTAGTTTAGCCAATACTGGTGTAACTGCTGGATCATACACAAATACTAATCTTACTGTAGATGCTCAGGGTCGTATTACTGCGGTTTCTAATGGATCTGGCGGTGGTGCTTCTTATCTAGCAGACTTGGAAGATGTAAGCATTGACAGTGGAACTCCATTATCTGAAGGCAACATTCTAAAGTGGGGTGGGGCTAACTGGGTTAATAGCACAAATTATTTAGAAGATATTCCTAATGTATCTATTAGCGAAGCTACTACAGGTCAAGCTTTAGTTTTTAATGGAGAAACTTGGGCTAATGGAACTGTTGGTGGAGGTGGCGGTGCAACTTGGAGCTCCGTTCGATCAGCAAACTTTACCGCAGTATCCGGCACTAACTACCCAGTCAATACAACATCTTCTGCTATAACGGTAACACTTCCAGCCTCTCCGTTAGCGGGTAGCACAATCATACTTACTGATTACGCCGGCACATGGGCAACAAATAATGTTACCTTGGCAAGAAACGGGTCGAATATTAATGGCTTTCCGTATAACGCAACTCTCACAACCAATAGGTCGACTTTAACCTTAGTATATGTAGATGCGACTCAAGGATGGATTACAGCGAGCAATACTGTCCCATCAACAAACTTTCCAACCTACAACGCTCCTTATCTAGTTATCGCCGGCGGCGGCGGCGGCGGTTTTAAAAGAGGCGGCGGAGGAGGGGGTGGTGGCGCTCTCACTGGAACAGTAGCCTTGATTATAGGTACTACATACAACATTACTGTTGGTGCTGGTGGCACTGGAAACTTAAGCGGAAATCAAGGGAATACGGGAAACCCAACTATTTTTGGATCCATAGCTACAGCTTTAGGTGGTGGTGGCGGTGGAGGAGCTAACTCAACCCTATCAAGAAATGGATTATCTGGCGGTACTGGTGGCGGGTCATGTGGATCTGATGGCATTGCTGGAACTCCAGGTAACGGGACCACTGGCCAAGGGTTTGCTGGTGGCGCTGGTATAGGAACTGGACCCAATTCAGCTGGTAACGGTGGTGGGGGTGGTGGAACTAGCCAATTAAACTCCTCAATCTCGTGGCAGTTTAATGGGGCATCAAACTTATCCGCTAATACAGGAAGTGTTATTGGTACCGGAGACTTTACTTTAGAAGCCTTTTTTTATCAGACCTCAGCGACTACAATATACGATGGAATTTTTAGTTTAAATGGTTTTAGCCAAGATTGGAATGCTGGGAGCTCTGGGCTAGTTATTGCCGGCGGTTGCTGGTCCGATCCAACAAATGGCCAAATTGCTTATTCAACAACGCCACAATTAAATACTTGGAATCATATTGCTCTTGTAAGAGTTAGTGGCGTAATTACAGCCTATTTAAATGGTGTTTCAGTAGGATCAAGAAACTGCACCGTTTCACTTGGAAATTTATCCCACAGGTCAGTTATTGGTTGCTTTGACAGTAATAGATATTATTTTACGGGATTTATCTCTAATATACGGCTTATTGTAGGTACGGCAATTTATAGAAATGCATTTTCATCTGTTGTTCCCAATAGAGAGCTTCAAATACTGACCAGCACCACCAGAATATTGACAGCACAAGCATCTACACTTATTGATGCAACTGGTAATGTTACGCTTACAACTCAGACCGGAACAGTAACCCCATCATCAACTCAAACACCATTTATTGGCGGTAGAGGTGGCAATGGTTCTGCTGACGGTGAAACTGGTGGAATAGGTGGTATTGGACTGATTTCTTCGATCACAGGAACGGCAACAAATTATGGTGGCGGTGGAGGAGGAGGTTGTGGTGGATCAGTAGCAACTCGCTCTATTGGTGGAGCTGGCGGTGGAGCGTCTGGTGGCACAATTGGTAACCCAGCTGGCTTAAACGGCACTGCAAATTTTGGTGGTGGCGGTGGTGGTGGTGGTGATAACGGAACAACCGGTTTCGGTGGAAATGGCGGCTCTGGTGTTGTTATTTTATCTGTCCCTACCACAAATTACACAGGCACCATAACAGGCTCGCCAACTGTAACAACATCTGGCGCAAATACCATACTTAGATTTACTTCATCCGGGAGCTATACAGCATGAGCCACTTTGCAAAAGTCAATAACGGAATTGTTGAGCAAGTTATTGTTGCCGAACAAGATTTCTTTCTTACGTTTGTAGATAACTCTCCAGGTGAGTGGATTCAAACTTCTTACAACACTAGAGGCGGAATTCATTACGGAGAAGATGGTAAACCAGATGGTGGTATTGCTCTGCGCAAAAACTATGCTGGAATTGGATATAGCTACGATCCTATTATTGATGCCTTTATCCCGCCTCAGCCATACCCATCATGGAATTTAGATTTAGAAACTTGCCTATGGTACCCTTCGACACCATATCCGGATGACGGAAAATCCTATGCTTGGAATGAGTTGAATAAATCTTGGGATTTATGGACATAGCAAACTCAAATAGGTTCTTGTCCGTAAGTCATATCCAACATAGTATAAATACTCCATTATTAGGAGATACTCATGCCGGCCATAACAAATCGAGCACAATTTAAAGATTACTGTCTGAGAAAATTAGGATTCCCGGTTGTGGAAATAAATATAGATGATGACCAGGTTGATGATAGAATAGATGAAGCATTACAATATTATCAAATGTACCACTTTGATGGTATTCAAAAAAATTATTATATTCATGCAATAACACAAGAAGATATTAATCAACGTTATCTTAATCTAAGTAATATAAGAGATAATTCTAACAATGTCACCGAAGTTATTGGTGTTACTCGCATATTTCCACTTCAAGATTCACAATCCAGCATTAGTATGTTTGATCTCAGATATCAACTTAGGCTCAACGAATTATACGATTTTACTAGTGCAAGTTACATTAATTACACTATGACAATGCAGCATCTCCGTATGCTCGAACAATTATTTACTGGTGAAACACCAATTCGATATCAGCGTCATATGCAACAACTCTTTATTGATTGGGGATGGGGTCAGTCACAAGCACCAGTTGGTCAGATTGTAGTTGTTGAGTGTTATACCATTATTGATCCTAATGTATATGGTCGTGTTTGGAATGATTGGTGGTTAAAACGATACGCAACCGCACTCATCAAACAACAATGGGGTTCCAACCTTAAAAAATTTGGTGGTATACAACTACCAGGTGGTGTTGTTTTAAATGGTGATAAAATTTTTGAAGAATCCGTTAATGAAATAATGGAACTTGAAAAAGATATGGAGAATAATTTTGGTGGTGTGCCAGAAATGATGATGAACTAATCATGCCAACATCCCAATATTTTAACAATTATAACTCTCGATACACCGAGCAACGCTTGGTGGAAGATTTAATTGTGGAATCGATTAAGATTCAAGGATTTGACGGATATTATTTACCAAATGATAACGATGAAGCCAGAGACCTTCTATACGGTGAAGATCCAATTAAAAAATTTACTTCTGCTTTTCCTGTTGAACTATATCTTTCAGAAGCACTTAACTATACCGGTGAAAAAGAATTCTTCTCTAAGTTTGGTCTTGAAATTAAAAACCACACTAAAGTTATACTTTCTAAACGGTCATTCTCACAACGAGTTCCACAAAATTCATTTACCCGACCACGAGAAGGTGATTTGATATATGTGCCTTTTTTAAATGGTACAGGTGAGTTGTATGAGATTACCTTTACTGACCAAGATAAAGATTTTCATATGTTGGGTCGGCAGGTACCATATTTCTATGAATTACACCTTGAGAAATTTAAGTTCTCTAGTGAACTCATTAAAACAGGCCTGGAAGATATTGATGAGTCAGCAAGACAGGCAACATATTCTATCGAACTCAATCTTGGTGCAGGATCAGGCAACTACGAATATGGTGAAGTTGTGTATCAATCTGCAACCAATCAAGCAAATGCTTCAGCTGTGGCAATCGTTCAAACTTGGATTAAATCGGCCAACACACAATCAGCAAATACATTGATAGTATCCAATATTGCTGGTGAGTTTGTAGAAGGTTCGCCCCACAAATTAGTTGGTGCCACAAGCAACGCACAATACAGATTATCTTCATATGATCCATTAAGTGATAACGTAGAAGATGACACATACGATAATTATATTATTGAACAAAATGCCAATTCGATTGTCAATTTCTCTGAAACAAATCCATTTGGACAAATATAATGGCCAATACTTTTTATAACAGAGCTCTTCGAAAATATGTGGTAGGTTTTGGTAATTTGTTCAACGACATTACTTTGGTAAGATACAATCCAGATTTCTCTGAAGCACAACGAATGATTGTTCCAATTGTATATGCTCCAAAAGAAACTTATGTTAATCGATTAGAAACAGATCCAAAATTAAATAAAAAAACTCAAATTACATTACCAAGAATGTCGTTTGAGTTGATGGGATTTAATTATGATACCTCTAGAAAATTAAATACCAACATTAAAAACTTTGCACAAACAAGTGCAGGTTTAGTATCTCAGTATAATCCTGTTCCATATAATTTTGATTTTAATTTATATCTATATGTAAGAAATATTGAAGATGGCACACAAATCATTGAACATATATTATCTTACTTTACTCCAGATTATACAATGAAACTCAATATGATACCTGAAATGGGTATTGTTAAAGAAGTTCCTGTTGTACTCAATTCAACTTCACAAGATATTGACTATGAAGGTAACTACGAAAGAGATACTCGTACCATTATTTGGACACTCAATTTTACCGTTAAAGGTCACATCTTCGGAAAAATTAATGATACTGGTGGACCAATTACACACTCAATCACTTCAATCTACAATCAAATCACAGAAGAAGATGTGATTCAATTTACATTAAATCCTAGTTCTGGAGTTGGAACATATCAGGTTGGTGAAACAGTTTATCAAGGTTTTTCTGCACCACTAGCAGTAGCCACAGGTAAAGTACTTGCTTTCAATAATAATACTTTACAATTAAAAAACATTAATGGTAATTTTGTATCCAATTTACCCATACAATCTACAAGCGGTAGTGCTAATTACACTTTTACTTCATATGTTCCTGTATCACAAAAACTGGTTAAGATAGATATAAGACCTCAACCAGCAAATGCTAATGTGTCTTTGGCAAATACTTGGACAGCAAATACAATTATAACTGAATATCCTCAATAGAATATGAATGACTTGAATAAAAACTTATCTGAAATCTTTGACATTGATCCTATAAAAGATCCTGGTATTTCAGATACTCGTACCAAAATGCATCCTGTTGCGCCAGTTAATCATAAAGATCCTGATTTAAAACAGGACCTCACAGACGCCTATCAGCAATCAAAAGAGAATCTACAAGAGATTATCGATGCTGGTAAAGATGCGATGGAAGAACTACGGCAGATTGCTTCTGCTGGTCAACATCCACGAGCCTTTGAAGTCTATGGCACACTACTTAAAAATATGGTTGATGCCAATAAAGAATTGTTATCCATCCAAAAACAAATGCGTGAGATGGATGAAAATGCCAAAAAAGACAAAGGTGGAACAAACATCGATAAAGCCATCTTTATCGGTTCTACTGCTGAACTCAACAAACTCATCAAAGGTAAAGAATGAAACTTTGGGTGAATGTTTGTTTTTATTATGTAGAAGAACGAGTAGAACGATTTAAAAAGGCAATAAAGACATTATCAGATATATCAAACATCAAATTAATAATTAATAGTAATATTAATTTTGATGATTCATTACCAATTCATGTTACAGACCTAAGTGATCCTTATTGGCATACTTGGGAACACAAGAAATATATGCAAGGGTTTCTAGAATCTGATTATACACACTTTGCATATCTAGAAGGCAATATTGAAGTTCAAAAAAAGACCTTTGATTATTGGGTTAAAACGAGAGAACTGTTCAAAAGAAACAACCTAAATTTTATACCAGCTGTACATCGGGTACAAAAGAATGGTGATAATGTATATTCTTTAGATTCAACACACTACCAACAACACAGACCAACCATCGAAGTAGAAGGACAAAAATTTGTTTCTCTATCTGAACCATATCAAGGCATGTTTATTATGGACAAAGAGTTGGTCGAAGAACACATCAACTCTGATTACTTTGCTTTTGGCCAAAAAGGCTGTTGGGGTATTCGTGAGTCAGCCAATCTAGGTAATATGTTTGTGAATATTCCAACAGGATATGGTCATCGGTGTATGTTACCCCTAAATAATTTCTTCGACACATGGGTTACACACTTTGGTACTGATTACCACGGTGACCCAAAATCACCACACGCCAAGATAAAAATTGAGGAATTACTGAAATAATGGAAAAAATAAATAGGTGTAGGTCGCCGAATTCGCAGTTCGCACCTACTCTAACATTGAAAGGGAATGCCAGCATGACTATTTATCACAAACATCATATTGTTCCTCGACACATTGGCGGAACAGACGAACCATCAAACATAATTAAATTAACCATAGAAGAACACGCAGAAGCCCATCGATTGTTATTTGAAGAACATGGTAGATGGCAGGATAAAGTTGCTTGGTTAACCTTGTCTGGCCAAATGACTTGTGCTGAAGCAATTAAAACGGCACAATCTTTATCAAATAAAGGTGAAAAAAATGCCATGTATGGTATGACCGGTGAAAAAAATCCTAACTATAGTAATAGAGGCGAAAAGAGTCCGTTATATGGTAAAAAACATCCAAAGGAATGGAATATTAAAAAAAGAAAAGCTTTGATTGGTAGGTCTTGGGAGGATCTACATGGTAAAGAAAAAGCGGAAGAAATAAAAAACAAGTTTAGAAAACCAAAGACAGAAGAACACAAAGCAAAATTAAGAAAACCCAAACCAAAAGTGGTATGTCGTTTAAAAGATAAAATGGAAATGTCTTTAGCTAATTTTATGAATTGGAATAAAAATGGCCGTTAATAAAGATTCCTACAGAGATAATTTATTACTCAAAAAAGTAGGTGTCGAACACAAGTATACGAAAGAACAAGTAGAAGAATACATGAAATGTGCTGAAGATCCGGTATACTTCTGTATGAACTACATTAAGATTGTGAACGTGGATGAAGGTCTCATTAATTTTAAAATGTGGAACTTTCAAAAAGAAATGATTAATCTGTTTAAAGATAATCGTTTCGTTATCACTAAATGTCCTCGTCAGGTAGGTAAAACCACCACAACAGTTGGTTATCTTCTGTGGGCAACCATCTTTACCGACTCACAGAATGTGGCCGTTTTGGCTAACAAAGGTTCTTTGGCAAGGGACATTCTAGCCAAGTATCAACTGGCGTATGAGAATTTACCACAATGGCTCCAACAAGGCGTGGTGACATGGAACAAGGGTAATGTAGAACTGGAGAACGGGTCTAAAGTAATCGCTGCCTCCACATCATCCTCAGCAATCCGAGGCGGTTCGTTTAACATTGTGTTTCTAGACGAATTCGCTTTCGTACCAAACAATATTGCCAATGAGTTCTTTAACTCGGTCTATCCTGTAATCTCCTCTGGTAAGTCCTCAAAGATTATTATTGTTTCTACACCAAATGGTATGAATCTATTCTATAAACTATGGATGGATTCGATTGAAGGTCGAAATAACTATAAAAACTTTGAGATTCATTGGTCGATGGTACCAGGCCGTGACGATGCATGGAAAGAAGAAACAATTCGAAATACATCTGAAAGACAGTTTGCACAAGAATTTGAAACCGAGTTTTTAGGTTCTTCTAATACACTTATTTCTGGTTACAAGTTGCAACAATTGAGGTACATGAACCCGATTGCAGAACACGATAAGATGAAAATATACGAACATCCTATCAAAGAAGGCCAAAATGATGCTAAATCAGACCATCTCTATTGTATTACAGTTGATGTGTCTGAAGGTAAAAACTTAGACAGTTCCACATTTTCGGTTATCGATATATCCTCCACGCCTTATAAACAGGTTGCAACCTATTCTAGTTCGTCAATATCACCTATATTATTTCCAACGGTGATTGTCAATGCGGCTAGAGTGTACAATGATGCTTATGTTTTGGTTGAAATTAATAACAATCCACAAGTGGCAGATTTTATTCATTCGGATTTAGAGTATGAGAATCTATTGAAAGTGTTTACTGGCAATAAAAAACCACAACAGTTATCTGCTGGTTTTGCCAGAGGTGTTCAGATGGGACTGAAAATGTCTCCTCAGGTCAAGTCGGTGGGTTGTTCTAACCTTAAAACTTTGATTGAAGGTGACAAGCTAATCATCAACGACTTTGATACTTACTCAGAGTTAACCACTTTTGAACAACATAAAACATCATTTGCCGCTGCAGAAGGTGCAAATGATGATATGGCTATGACTTTGGTCATCTTTGCATGGGCAACAACACAGGCCTACTTCAGAGAAATTGTTAATCATGACCTAAGAAAACAGATTCAGTTGGAAAATATGAATCAAATAGATGAAGATGTTTTACCAGCCCCTATCATAGAAGATGGTTTGAAACATGATTTTATGGTGGAAGGCGGTGATGTATGGGAGGTTGCAGATGGTGGAGACACCTATGCGGCTTATACCAGAGATTTTTTCAGAAGTATGTAAATCCTGTGTTTCATAAATAAGTGTAGGCCACGGAATGGGGATTCCTGCCTACTCTAACATCAGCAAGGATGCCAGCATGATTATTTATTCTACTAATTTAATCTTTTATGTTTACGCCTATCTTAGAAAAGATGGTACTCCTTATTATATTGGTAAGGGAAAAAATAAAAGAATAATAAAAAAAGGCAAAAACGATTCAATTCATCCGCCAAAAAACAATTCACAAATCATTTTTATCGAAAAAAATCTTACTGAGATTGGTGCTTTGGCATTAGAAAGAAGAATGATTCGGTGGTATGGTAGAATAGATTTAAAAACTGGTATATTAAGAAACAAAACTGATGGAGGAGATGGTACTTGTGGATATAAACACAGTACAAAATCAAGAAAAAACCGTTCCAATTCGATGTTAGGTAAGAAACATCCAGAAAGAGGAGAAAAAATATCTTTATCCAATAAAGGAAGAGTTTTACCAAAAAGAACTGTTCAACACAGAAAAAACCTATCAATTTCATTAACAGGAAGAACACAACAAAGAATCGATTGTCCTTATTGTTCAAAATCTGGTGGAATAACCAATATAAAAAGATATCATTTTGAAAATTGTAAGTTTAAACCCACCAAAAATATAGAAACAATAAATACAGTTATAGCTTTCAATGCTTAAATATTACACAACTCATTTGAGGAGAATAAAATGGCGTTTCAAATTTCCCCGGGAGTAAATGTTTCCGAAATCGACTTAACAACAGTCGTTCCTTCGGTACTTACTACGGCCGGTGCTTTTGCTGGAACCTTTGCGTGGGGCCCAGCAGATAAGGTTATCTTAGTAGATAACGAACTCACACTAATTAATACATTCGGTAAACCAACCGCAAACTCAGCAGCCACCTTCTTTACAGCCGCATCATTTTTGGCTTATGGCAACAATTTAAGTGTTGTTCGTGCTGTTGGTGCTGGGGCAAATAATGCAAGTGCTGGTGCAAATGTTCAAATCAAAAATTCAGATGTATTTGAAGCTTCTTATTTGTCAGCCAATAATGCCAACACTTATGGTGCTTTTGTGGGTCGCTATCCTGGTGTATTAGGAAATTCATTAGCTGTCTCTGTTTGCGACAATGCAGCAAATTTTAATTCATGGTCGTATAAATCACTCTTTACAAGTGCTCCAGGTACTTCAGAGTATGCAACAAATGCTGGTGGTTCTAATGATGAACTACACATTGTTGTTTTAGATCAAGATGGATTATTTACAGGTACACAAGGTACAGTATTAGAAACTTATGGTTTTGTATCAAAAGCTTCAGATGCAACATTGAATGGTTCAACAAATTACTATCGTCAAGTGTTGTTTAATCAATCTAAGTATGTTTACTCTACCGACCCTGTAAATTATGCAAATACCGCATCTACTTGGGGACGAACAGCAGATAGAGCGTTTGCCACATTGTCCGCTATTCAAACCGTGTCTTTATCAAATGGTACTGATACAACTGTTGGTGAAGGCAATTTAGAATCGGCATATGACTTGTTTTCAAATAAAGAATTAATTGATATTTCTTTAGTATTAACAGGTGATGCATCTGCTAACGTACAACAATATGTTATTGACAATGTAGTAAATTCTCGTAAAGATTGTGTTGCGTTTATTTCTCCTCCAAGTTCAGCTGTTGTAAATAATGCTGGAAATGAAACAACAAGCATTGCTTCTTGGTTAACATCGTTGGCTCGTTCAAGTTCTTACGTTGTGGCCGATTCAGGTTGGAAGTATATGTTTGACAAATATAACAATGTGTATCGTTATGTTCCATTGAACGGTGATATTGCTGGCCTCTGTGTTAATACAGATACCGTGCGAGATCCATGGTTCTCACCAGCTGGATTCAACCGTGGCGCAATCAAAAATGCCATTAAATTGGCATGGAATCCTAACAAAACTTATCGTGATGTATTGTATTCTGCTGGTGTTAATCCAGTAGTATCATTCCCTGGTCAAGGTATCGTGTTGTTTGGAGATAAAACATTACAAAGCAAACCTTCTGCGTTTGATCGTATTAATGTTCGTAGATTGTTTATTGTACTTGAGAAATCAATTGCTAAAGCAGCAGAGTTTTCATTGTTTGAATTTAACGATGAATTTACTCGTGCTCAGTTTGTAGCGTTGGTAACTCCATTCCTCAGAGATGTTCAAGGTCGCCGTGGTATTACTGACTTCCGTGTTGTTTGTGATACTACAAATAATACTCCACAAGTCATTGATAGTAACCAATTTGTTGGTGACATTTATATCAAACCTGCTCGTTCAATCAACTTTATTCAACTCAATTTTGTTGCAGTTGGAACTGGTGTTGATTTCACAACAGTCGTTGGTGCAGCTTAATAAATACTAACGAATAGGAGAAAACAAAATGGCATTCAATGTAGCAGAATTTAGAGCAAATATGATTGGTGACGGTGCCCGTCCCAATCTATTCTCGGTCTCTTTGGTATTCCCAACAATTGCAGCTAACGGAACTGCTGCTGGACAACAAACAACTTTTATGGCCAAATCGGCACAGTTACCTGGTTCTACCGTAGGTACCGTTCCTGTATTTTATTTTGGTCGTGAATTAAAGTTTGCTGGTAACAGAACCTTTACTGACTGGACATTGCAGATTATTAATGATGAAAACTTCTTGATTCGTAATTCTCTCGAATCGTGGATGAATTCTATTAATAGTCATACTGGAAATGTTAGAGCAGGCGGCGCAACAAGTCCTTCATCGTACACGGTTGATGCAATTGTTACACAATACGGTAAGACTGGTAATGTATTGAAAGAGTACAAGTTTGTAGGATTATTCCCCCTTGACATCGCACCAATCGATTTAGATTGGGGTTCTAATGATGTTATTGAAGAATACTCAGCAACATTTGCTTTCCAGTATTGGGAATCAAATACTACGACTTAATATGTTTTTGTTTGGAGGACTTCGGTCCTCCAATTATGATTAATTGAATTGGAATAATACAACATATGGCAACTAATAAATTCTCACTCTTTGGTTTTGAGATTGCTCGGAGAAAAACCGAGGATGAACAATCTTCACAACCATCTTTTACGCCGCCATCGAATGAAGATGGTGCATTAACCATTTCCTCGGCTGCATATTATGGTACATATGTTGACTTAGATGGTACGGCTAAAAATGAAGTAGAACTTATTTCTCGTTATCGTGAAATGGCCATGCAACCAGAAATTGAATCTGCCATCGATGACATCATGAATGAGTCCATTGTGCAAGACGATGATGGTAAAATTATTGGTATTGTTTTGGATGATCTAGAACAACCAGACAAAATCAAAAAAGCAATCAAAGAAGAATTTGGTACCATACTACGTTTGTTTAACTATAAACATATGGCACAAGATATATTCCGCCGTTATTATATTGATGGTAGATTATATTATAATGTGATTATAGATAAACAAAATCCTGTTGCTGGTATTAAAGAATTAAGATATATTGATCCACGCAAACTTCGAAAAGTTCGTGAGATTAAAAAGAAGAAAGATGAACAAACTGGTGCTGAAATTGTAGATGTTTATAATGAATATTACATCTATAATGACAAAGTGGTATCAGGATCATCCAGTAATTATGGTCCTGTTGGTGTTCGAATCACAACCGACTCTATAATTTCGGTTGTTTCAGGTCTTATGGATTCACGGCGTGCTGTAGTTTTATCGTATCTACACAAAGCAATTAAACCTCTCAACCAATTAAGGATGATTGAAGATGCTACCGTCATTTATCGTATCAGTCGTGCTCCCGAGCGCCGCATTTTTTATATTGATGTGGGTAACCTTCCGAAATTAAAAGCCGAACAGTACCTCCGTGACATCATGGTAAAGTACAAAAACAAACTTGTCTATGATGCTAACACAGGTGAAGTTCGTGACGACCGTAAGTTCCTATCGATGATGGAAGACTTTTGGTTGCCTCGCCGTGAAGGTGGTAAAGGCACAGAGATTACTACATTACCTGGTGGTCAAAACCTAGGTGAACTGGAAGACGTTAAGTACTTCCAAAAGAAACTATATAATTCGTTAAGTGTTCCTATCTCACGATTAGAACCAGCTCAAGGGTTCTCAATTGGCCGTTCGTCTGAAGTTACCAGAGATGAATTAAAGTTTGCCAAGTTTGTTGACCGTTTGCGTAATAAGTTTGCAGATATTTTTAATCAAGCATTGCGTGTTCAATGTGTACTAAAAGGTATCTGTACGGCTGATGAATGGGATCAATTTAAAGAGCACATTTATTACGACTTTATTAAAGACAACAATTTTGCCGAATTAAAAGAAGCAGAATTAATGAAAGAACGATTGAGTTTGTTGGGTGCAGTTGACCCATACACAGGTCGTTATTTCTCACAAGCTTGGATTCAACGAAATGTATTGCGTTTAACTGATGACCAAATCAAAGAAATGCAAACCGAGATTGATAAAGAAAAAGAAATTGGTATGGGATTACCAGTTGGTGTTATGAATGATGTGGCACAACAACAAATGATGTCACAAGTACCATCACAACCCATGAATCCTGTTGACATGCAACACGCACAAGATATGCAAGACCAAGCCACACAGGCGTCTGATCAACAAAAAGAAGAA